AATTAGGAGTGGTAACATGCCCGAAATCATTGGAATTGTTAAAGTAGATTTTACAGATTTAGAAGATAACAGACATGTCTATATGAAAGGGCATGTCTACCCTCGCAAAGGTTATGATCCTACAGATGAACGTATCAAAGCTTTAGCTAGTGTTGAAAATAAACGCAACGAACAAATGATTTACATTGTAAATGACAAATTAACCAAAAAAGAACTTGTCGAAATAGCAAGTGTTGCTGGCTTACAAGTTGATGAAAAACAAACAAAAGCTGAAATTATCAACACTTTTGAGTCGCTAGAGTAGGTGGTTATATGACTACGCTAGCTGATGTAAAAAAACGTATTGGCCTTAAAGATGAAAAGCAAGATGAACAATTAGAGGAAATTATAAAAAGTTGTGAAAGCCAGTTGTTATCAATGTTACCTATTGAAGTTGAACAAATACCGGAAAGGTTTAGTTACATGATTAAAGAAGTTGCAGTTAAACGCTACAACAGGATTGGTGCTGAAGGTATGACATCAGAAGCGGTTGACGGACGTAGCAATGCGTATGAATTGAACGATTTCAAGGAGTATGAAGCTATTATTGATAATTACTTTAATGCTAGAACGAGAACTAAAAAAGGAAGGGCTGTGTTCTTTTGAGATATGAAGATAGAGTTATTTTTCAATTAGAACAAGTAGCAACTTACAATCCTAAAACTAGCAAAAAAGAAAACACACTAATCACTTATGATGCGATACCATGCAATATTAACCCCATTTCTAGAGCAAGAAAGCAACTTGAATTTGGTGATGTAAAAAACGATGTAAGTGTTCTGAGGATAAAAGAATCAATATCTTACCCTGTTAGCCACGTGTTGGTTAATGGCATTCGCTACAAGATAGTTGATACAAGGATATACAGACACGAAACGTCATATTATATCGAAGAGGTCAATTGATGAATATAGATGGATTAGACGCACTGTTAAACCAATTTCACGATATGAAAACCAACATTGATGATGATGTTGATGATATTTTACAGGAAAACGCCAAAGAATATGTAGTACGAGCTAAATTGAAAGCTAGAGAAGTAATGAATAAGGGTTATTGGACTGGTAATTTATCACGCAATATCAGATATAAAAAAACTGGCGATTTGCAATACACTATCACATCGCATGCAGCTTATAGTGGTTTCTTAGAGTTTGGTACTCGATACATGGAGGCAGAACCTTTTATGTGGCCAGTATATGAGGTAATAAGAAAATCAACTGTAGAAGAATTGAAAGCGTTGTTTGAATAGGAGATAAAAGCATGACACCGAACTTACAACTTTATAATAAAGCGTATGAAATGCTACAAGGATATGGATTCCCTGTTATTTCTCGTAAAGAGATGCAACAAGAGATTCCGTATCCTTTTTTTGTAATAAAAATGCCGGAGTCAAACAGAAGTAAATACACGTTTGATAGTTATTCTGGTGACACGAATTTAGTTATTGATATTTGGAGTGTAAGTGATGATTTAGGACATCATGACGGACTTGTTAAAAGATGTATTGATGATTTAACACCTAGCGTTAAAACAAACGATTATGACTTTGAAGAAGATGATACTAACATCACACAGTTAGTTGATGATACTACCAATCAAGAATTGATACACACATCAGTAACGATATCTTACAAAACATTTTAAAAAACGGAGGAATATTGAATGGCAAATATGAAAAATAGTAATGATCGTATTATTTTATTTAGAAAAGCTGGCGAAAAAGTAGATGCTACTAAAATGCTTTTTTTAACTGAATACGGCTTATCACATGAAGCTGATACAGATACAGAGGATACAATGGACGGTTCTTATAACACTGGTGGTTCTGTTGAGTCAACAATGTCTGGTACTGCTAAAATGTTTTATGGTGACGATTTTGCAGATGAAATTGAAGATGCAGTTGTAGATCGCGTATTGTATGAGGCTTGGGAAGTTGAAAGTAGAATACCAGGCAAAAATGGAGATGCCACTAAATTTAAAGCGAAATATTTCCAAGGTTTCCACAATAAATTTGAATTAAAAGCAGAAGCTAACGGTATTGATGAATATGAATATGAATATGGAGTGAATGGTCGTTTCCAACGTGGATTTGCAACACTACCTGAGGCTGTAACAAAGAAACTTAAGGCGACTGGATACAGATTCCATGACACTACAAAAGCAGATGCGTTAACTGGCGAAGATTTAACAGCAATTCCACAACCTAAGGTAGATTCATCAACGGTTACACCAGGAGAGGTATAAAAATAGGGCGTTAAGCCCTATTTATTTTGTTTAAATTAATCATGAATGGAGATTTTAAGTTATGAATGTAGAAATTAACGGAAAGTCATTAGAATTAAGTTTTGGTTTTAAATTTTTAAGAGAAATCGATAACCGATTAGGTTTAAAAGTTGAACAAGCTTCTATCGGTCAAGGTGTATCAATGTTGCCTGTAGGTTTAGAAAGTGGAAATCCGGTTGTGATTGGCGAAGTTTTAATCGCAGCTACATCTCACTTAAAAAAACAAGCAATTACTATTAATAACATTGATGAAGCATTAGATGAAATCGCAGAAAATATCGGACTAGAAGAATTCGGTTCGGATATTTTAACGGAGTTGGGAAAGCGACCTATGACCCGAAACCTAGTCGAAGTAGTGGAAGCGGAAGAGAAACCAGCGGAAGCGTAATAACTTACGACAGAATCGTTATCACTTGTATGTCAACACTTGGTATTACAGATTTAAATGTTATTGAGCAAATGACATTAACAGAATATAACTATCGAATGTATGCGAAAGAGTATGAAATGCTAACCCAAGAATTCGAACGTTACAAACTTGCGTTTGCTATTCGTGATGCTGCAGCTACTAAAAATGTTGGGACAGAAAATAAACCTAAAGAGGAATATGTTTTTAACAATGCAAACGACGTATTGCCTTATGAAGAAAATATCCAACGGCTTAACGAAGGTAAAGATATAAGATTTAGTAGCGAACGTGATGAATACGAACCACAAAATAATGAATTCTTTAAAGTTATAGCAGAATTTAATAAGCAATAGAAAGAGAGGTGTTAATGTGACGGAATATAAAATTAAAGCGACTATTGAAGCTAGTGTAGCCAAATTCAAAAGGCAAATTGATAGTGCGGTTAAGTCTGTGCAAAGATTTAAACGAGTAGCAGATCAAACTAAAGATGTTGAATTAAACGCTAACGATAAAAAATTACAAAAAACTATCAAAGTTGCTAAAAAGTCTTTAGATGCCTTTAGCAACAAAAATGTAAAAGCTAAATTAGATGCTAGTATACAAGACTTACAACAAAAGATATTAGAATCAAATTTTGAACTAGACAAACTTAACTCCAAAGAAGCTAGCCCTGAGGTTAAACTACAAAAACAAAAGTTAACTAAAGATATCGCTGAAGCAGAAGTTAAGTTATCCGAACTAGAAAAGAAGCGTATCAGTATTGACGTCAATGCAGATAACAGTAAATTCAATCGAGTGTTAAAAGTATCTAAAGCTAGTCTTGAAGCATTAAATAGGTCTAAAGCCAAAGCTATTATAGACGTGGACAATGGTGTTGCTAACTCTAAAATAAAACGCACTAAAGAAGAGCTTAAAAGTATTCCAAACAAAACTAGATCTCGACTAGATGTAGATACAGGGCTTTCTATACCAACTATTTATGCGTTTAAAAAATCATTAGACGCATTGCCGAACAAAAAAACAACAAAGGTAGATGTCGATACTAATGGTTTAAAGAAAGTTTATGCCTACATAATAAAAGCAAACGACAATTTCCAAAGACAGATGGGGAATTTAGCTAATATGTTCCGTGTGTTCGGTACTGTAGGTTCTAATATGGTTGGTGGATTACTAACTTCATCTTTTAGTATTTTAATACCTGTAATAGCGAGCGTAGTACCTGTAGTATTTGCGCTATTAAACGCTATCAAAGTGTTAACTGGCGGTGTACTTGCTTTAGGTGGTGCGGTAGCAATAGCCGGCGCTGGCTTTGTAGCATTTGGCGCAATGGCTATCAGCGCTATAAAGATGCTTAATGATGGCACTTTACAAGCTAGCTCAGCAACAAACGAATACAAAAAAGCGTTAGATGGCGTAAAGTCAGCATGGACTGATATTATAAAGCAAAATCAATCCGCTATCTTCACAACTCTTGCAAATGGTTTAAATACTGTTAAAACTGCAATGCAGAGCTTACAACCATTTTTTAGTGGTATTTCAAGAGGAATGGAAGAAGCGTCTCAAAGCGTGCTTAAATGGGCTGAAAATAGCAGTGTAGCTTCAAGATTCTTTAATATGATGAATACAACGGGTGTTTCGGTATTTAACAAGCTATTAAGTGCTGCAGGCGGTTTTGGTGACGGATTAGTCAATGTATTCACGCAATTAGCACCACTGTTTCAATGGTCGGCTGATTGGTTAGACAGATTAGGTCAATCGTTCTCTAATTGGGCTAATAGTGCAGCTGGAGAAAATTCGATAACTCGTTTTATTGAATACACAAAAACAAATTTACCTATCATTGGCAATATTTTTAAAAATGTTTTTGCTGGAATTAACAATTTGATGAATGCATTTAGTGGGTCATCAACTGGAATCTTCCAGTCTCTCGAACAGATGACGGCTAAGTTTAGAGAATGGTCTGAACAAGTCGGGCAATCTCAAGGTTTTAAAGATTTTGTCAGCTATATACAAACTAATGGACCACTAATAATGCAATTAATTGGGAACATTGCAAGAGGATTAGTTGCATTCGCAACAGCGATGGCTCCTATAGCTAGTGCAGTATTACGCGTTGCAGTTGCAATAACTGGTTGGATAGCTAACTTGTTTGAGGCGCATCCAGCTACAGCACAATTAGTTGGTGTCATTATAACTTTAGTTGGTGCATTTAGATTTTTAATTGCTCCAATATTAGCGGTAATGGACTTTTTAGGACCATTAGCAGCAAGATTGGTTGCATTAGTAACTAAGTTTGGTTGGGCTAAAACAGGAACTTTAGTATTAAGTAAGGCAATGACATCGTTAAAAGGTCCAATAAAATTAGTTACAGCTATATTCCAATTGTTATTCGGTAAGATTGGATTAATTAGAAATGCTATCACAGGACTAGTAACTGTGTTTGGTATTTTAGGCGGTCCAATAACAATAGTAATTGGTGTAATTGCTGCATTAATAGCTATATTCGTTTTATTGTGGAATAAAAATGAAGGATTCAGAAACTTTATTATAAATGCTTGGAATGCGATAAAAACGTTTATGGTTAATGTTTGGAATGTATTAAAAGCTGTAGCTTCGGTTGTATGGAATGCTATTTTAACAGCTATCACTACAGCAGTATCGAATGTTTACAATTTTATAATGATTGTTTGGAATCAAATAGTCGCTTATTTACAAGGGCTATGGAATGGAATTATCGCTATTGCAACAACAGTATGGAACCTTTTAGTTACAATCATTACAACTGTTTTTACGACGATAATGACAATAGTTATGACGATATGGACAGCTATTTGGACGTTCTTAAGTACAATCTGGAATACGATAATTACAATCGCTACAACGATTTGGAATTTGTTGGTCACTGTAATAACTACAGTATTTACCACAATTATGACTATCGCAATGACAATTTGGAACGCTATTTGGACGTTCTTACAAACGTTGTGGAACACTATAGTTACTGTGGCAACTAAGGTTTGGAACGCTATCACTACAGCTATATCTACTGCGTTACAAGCGGCATGGAGTTTTATTTCTAATATATGGAATACGATTTGGAGTTTCTTATCTGGTATATTAACGACAATTTGGAATAAAGTTGTAAGCATATTCACACAAGTTGTTTCAACTATATCAGACAAAATGTCTCAAGCTTGGAACTTCATTGTCACTAAAGGTATGCAATGGGTATCTACTATAACAAGTACGCTAATTAACTTTGTTAATAGAGTTATTCAAGGATTCGTTAATGTTGTAAACAAAGTTAGTCAAGGTATGACAAATGCAGTAAATAAAATAAAAAGCTTTATAGGAGATTTTGTGTCTGCAGGTGCTGATATGATCCGTGGTTTAATTAGAGGTATTGGACAAATGGCTGGCCAATTAGTAGATGCAGCTAAAAATGTTGCTAAGAAAGCTTTAGATGCAGCTAAAAGTGCTTTGGGTATTCACTCACCTTCACGTGAATTCATGGATGTTGGTATGTATTCAATGCTAGGTTTCGTTAAAGGTATAGATAATCATTCAAGTAAAGTTATCCGTAATGTTTCTAATGTTGCAGATAAAGTAGTTGATGCA